TTATGACTTTATTGAATTCAACAGCATGTATCCACACCCATATGAATATATAAAAGATGATACAAATAACATAATATCAGAATTATGGTTTTTAGAGCCAACCAATAATATAAGGTTCAAAGATGGATGCTTAGTTTCTTACTTTAAAAAGAAGAAACAAATGGAACAAGAACTTGCAGACTATAATCTCAAATTTAGAATGAAAGACATATTCAAAGAGTATGGTCTAAAAGGCAAGGCTAATGGATTCCATCATGTGCATAAACATATACAAAGATATAAACAAGTAAGATATACATTTGGTGAACGAATTGTAGTTGAGCCAAAGAATGTGTATGAAAGCGTTGACAACATTTTTTATATGTCTTATGATGCTCCACAACTGATATCAAACTACAGTCCAAATTACATGGTAGATCGATTATGGAACCAATTAAAAATATCATAGCTGGAATTGTCCCTGTTGCTGGTCAAAGATCTGACTTCAACTTTGACTTCCACGATTGTATGGTTCCATTAGGTCCAGATTATTTAGCAATTGAAAGGGCAGTATATGAGTGCGCTTTTGCTGGCTGCTCTTCTATTTGGGTTGTATGTAATGATGATATCGCTCCTCTGATTCGTAGGAGGATGAAAGACTTTATATTAGATCCAATTTATGAGGACTTTAAGTTTTCCAAGAGAAAGTTCTTTTTGAAAGACGTAAAAAATCAAAAGCTTATACCTATTTTTTATGTACCTGTGCATCCAAAGTTTAGAGACAAAGTAGACAGTCTCGCATTTTCGATAGTACAAGGGGCAATGTACGCAAATAAAGTAGCAAAACGAATCTCGGAAGCCTCAACTCCAAGTATGTTTTATGTTGCTTTTCCTTTTGGAGCATATGAGCCAACATTTATACGCTCTCTAAGAAAGGAAATGACAAAAGGCAATACAGTTATGGCTTGTTATAATAATGAAAGTATCAAAACTGGTGCTTATTTAGGTTTCTCATTCAAACCAGAAAAGATAAAAGACTTCTTTTCTAAAATAAAAGAAGGTGCAAGAAAAACATATCGTGATGAAGATGGAGAACTAGTTACTTTACCTAAAGAAAAACAATTTAGGTCTAGGTATTTTACACTACAGAACATCTTCAATGATTACGAATCTGATGTACAAAAAAACATTAGATGGTATTATGGAATCTATTGCTGGCACTCTTATAGAAACTTTTTAGCAACAGATCAAAATTATTATCTAAATCTGAGGAAGCCAAAATTTCTTAGAGCAAGACATATATCTGAATTTAAATACAAATACGAGGAGGAAATATAATAATGGGTATGTTTGACACAATTGAGATCGATAAGGATATTCCAAATGGTCCCGAAGCTGGCGAGTACCAAAGCAAAGATCTTGATTGTCTAATGGATTATTATACAATTGATTCTAATCGCCTTTATAAGAAAGTGTATAAGTATCATCCAGTACCAAAAGAAAAGCAAAAGCATATTCTACACCTTCTTGAGTCTGAATATGTGGGTTTGCTTGATATTAATTTTCATGGTTGGGTTGAGATTTATGGTGCTTATGAAACTTGGAAACTTAAATTTACAGATGGTGAACTAAAGGAGTGTAAAATGACTGAATCTTTACCAAGACCACAAGAAAAACAAGACCAAGACAAAGACAAAATTACGTCCAAGATAGCTTATTGGTCTGGTGATGGATACGAGTATGAGATTGACGAAGAAGAGGAAGGCTAAAATCTGTTTCCATTACTAATTATAGTATGAAAATATAAGGAGTAGTGGAAATGGGGAAAAAATGGTTAGATAGCGAGAGACAAATAATAAAAGATAGTTATGGTATTCTTACCTATAAAGAAATATCTAATATCTTAGATAGAAGTATAAGTTCAATTGAAAATGAAGCTAGAAAATTGAAGTTAATAAATTCTACAATAGGAATGAATAGTTTAAGTCATAAGACAAAATATAATATTAATCATAATGTATTTTGTGATTTAACAAATGAAAATTGTTATATGGCTGGTTTTATAGCAGCAGATGGTAATATTCTAAAAAATAGAATAGCAATTGGCCTAAAAAAAGATGATTTAGAGCATCTTAAACTTATTAAATCATTTTTTGAATATTCTGGAAAAATATACGAGTATACTAATAGTGTTCATTTAGAAATGCGCTCTAATCAAATAGTAGAAGATTTAAAAAATAAGTTTAATATTACTGAAAGAAAAAGTTTAACCTTAAAGCCTCCTGTAGTTCTTGAAGAAAAATTTGCCTATGCATTTATTAAAGGTTATATAGATGGTGATGGAAGTATATATTTTACTAATAACAAACAGTATAAATATTTATCTATTTCTTGTGTCGGAACAGAAGAAATGTGTTGTTGGATAAAATTTTATTTTGATAAAATACTTGATTCAACTACGCCAAAAATACAGAAAAATAATAATATTTTTGTTTTTAGAGTAAATGGAAAACAAGCAGAAAAAGTTTACTCTTATCTTAAATACAAGATAGATACACCCACAATGGAGAGAAAGTGGAAACATACAACACAAAAAATCAACTGCCTTTTGTAAATCTGCATTCTCATACTGGAATTGGAAGCATTTTCGATGGTCTAGGTAAGCCAGAAGAACATTTTGACTTTGCTTTTTCTAATGGCGCAGATGCTATGGCTATCACCGATCATGGAAATATGAATTCCTTACCATATGCGGTAATGCACATTAAAAAAATGAAAGAGGAAGGTAAGAATTTTAAATACATCATGGGTTGTGAGGCTTATTTCATTCCTTCTATTTCTGAATGGCGTGAGGAATACGAAAAGTATAAGGCCGAAAAGAAGACAAAGGATGATGATTCTATCTCTGGTGCAACTATCGAAGATGAAGCTGCTACAAAGAAGGAAAACAAGTCTGTAATCAATCGTCGTCGTCACCTTGTTCTTCTCGCACAGAATCAAAAGGGACTAAACAATATCTTCAAGCTTATTTCGGAGTCTTATAAGAATGAAAACTTTTATCGTTATCCTCGTATTGATTATTCTCTGTTAGAAAAGTACAACGAAGGTATTATTGCACTATCTGCTTGTCTTACTGCTGATGCCGTTGTAGACACAAGCAAAGGTCAAATCACGATGAAAGAACTTGTTGAGAAAGTAAATAATAGTGAAGAAATCTTTGTTCTTTCTTACGATGAAAAAAACAATAAGCTTGTTCATCAAAAAGTAGTTTGGGCAGACCTTACAAGAAAAAACGCAAAACTTGTAAAGATCAAACTCAAAGATGGTAAAGAACTTCGCCTAACACCAGACCATAAGGTTTATACAGATAAGGGATGGATGAAAGCAGAAGAATTAAAAAATCATAAAAATATCAAGATTTTTTCGTTAAAATAAAGCATATATACCCCCTAATAACTACTTACTTTATAAGCGGTATTTATACTATGTTAAAAGAAAATAAAAAACCTGTTTCTCAATATCATAATATTTCTAAAAAAGAAAAATATTTATTTATTACTGAAATATTATCTGAACAAAAAATAAAACATCTTTTAGAGAACGAAAATCATTCTTTTGGAATGATAAAAGATTTGATGCAAAGAGATTATCTTGAAGAAAATACAAAAGAAATAGTAAAAAATATCGTATGTGCCAAAAGTCATCAAGCATTTTCTAATATACTAAAAGAAAATGGTTTATCTTTTGATTTAGATAAATATAATAAAATGCCACAACATTGGAAAATACAATATAGGTTTCCAAAAGATTGGAGTATCGAACAGATAAAAAAAGAAATATACACAGCATCGAGTTTAGGACAACAAATAACTGTTGAAAAAAGAAAAACAAATGGTTCATATAATAATGTAGTATTTGATAAAAAGTGGTCGCCATTTGCCATTGATTTTTATACTACAAAAGGATATACAGAAGAATATGCGATAGAAAGAATAAAAAAGATTTGCTCAAATGGAGCGAAACAAGCATTGAAAAATGTTCAAAAACCATCAACAGAAGCAAAAATAGAAGCTATTTTGCAACAAACAGGAAAACCATATTCAACACAGTTTGTTGTAAAAAATGATGGAGTTTTTGATAATAGAAAAAACTTTATTTATGATTTTTTATTACCCGAAACAAAAACTATAATAGAAGTAAATGGTGATTTTTTTCACGCAAATCCTAACATATATTGTGAATATGACGATATTCCACTACCTTCTGGCATCAGCAAAGCAAAAGATATTTGGAACAAAGATCAAAGAAAGATTGACTTTGCCAAACAAAAGGGATATAATGTTATTATCGTGTGGGAACACGAAATAAACTACCGTATTGAAACAGTAAAGGATAAACTATTAAATGTATGATTTTATTGAAGTTCTTGAAGTTGAAGATGTTGAAGAACAAGAAGATACATATGATATAACAGTAGAAAATACGCATAACTTTTTTGCTAATGGTATGTTGGTACATAATTGTCTAGGTGGAGTATATGCTGGTTGCTATTGGGAAAACCGTGAGAAAGGACACGATGCTATTGTTGATTCATTCCGTTCAACTACAGAACGAATGGTATCAATTTTCGGTGATCGCTGGTATGGTGAACTCCAATGGAATAACGTACCAGAGCAACATATTCTAAATAAGTACATCATCAAGATGCACGAAGAATATGGGATCAAGCTTGTTTCTACAGCCGATTCTCACTATCCAAACCCAGATGCATGGAAAGACCGTGAGCTTTATAAGCGTCTTGGTTGGCTTGGTAAGGGTAAGCCAGAATGGGCAGAAGGACAAAGCGAGCTTCCAAGCGGCGTAGATGAAATTGGATATGAACTTTATCCAAAGAACGGCAATCAAATGTGGGATGCTTATAAGAAGTATTCTGCTATTTGTGAGACAACTTATAGCGATGAGCTTGTAATGGAAAGCATTACAAATACTCATCATATTGCTCACAATCGTATCGAAGTATTTATGCCAGATACAACCGTCCGTCTACCAGAATTCGTTATTCCTGCTGGTTATACTGCTGGTGAGGCTCTTCGTCATTTTGCTTTTGAGGGTTTGCGTAATCTCGGACTTCTTGAGAACGAAACTTATGTAAATCAAATGGAAGAGGAACTTGATGTTATTGATGGTAGAGGTTTTAGCAAATACTTCCTTACAATGAAGGCAATTTCTGACAAGGCACAAACAATGCAACTTGTTGGCGCTGGTCGTGGCTCTGCTGCTGGCTCTCTCGTTTCATATGCTCTTGGAATTACTCAGGTAGATCCAATCAAGCATGGACTTCTGTTCAGCCGTTTTATGACCAAGAATCAAGACGGTTTCCCAGATATTGACTATGACGTTTCTGACCCTATGGTTCTAAAAGACGTTCTAATCAAAGAATGGGGAGATACAACTGTAGTTCCAATTTCTAACTGGAACACACTACAGCTAAAGTCTCTTGTAAAGGATATTAGTAAGTTTTACAATATTCCATTCAAGGAAGTAAACGACGTAACTTCTAAAATGATGCTTGAAGCTACACCATTGGCTAAGAAAGAACATGGTCTAAAGGCTGGCGTTTATACACCAACCTTTGAGGAAGTAAAGAAGTATTCCGAAACACTACAAAAGTTCCTGCAAGACTATCCACACGTTGCACACCACATCAATGCTCTTTATGGGCAGGTTCGTTCCTGTTCGAGACACGCTGGTGGTGTAGTAGTTGGCGAAAACCTTGATTATTACATGCCTCTCATTAATTCTGATGGTGTACGTCAAACTCCTTGGTCTGAGGGTCAAAACGTCCGCCACCTTGAGCCAATGGGTTTTATTAAGTTCGATATTCTTGGGCTTGCAACTCTAAAGATGATTGAGTCTTCTATTCGTCATATTCTAAAGCGACACAAAGGAATTGCAGAGCCAACATTTGAAGATATCAAGAAGTTCTATAATGAGAACCTAAATCCAGAGAAAATGGACCTAAGTGACAAAAAGGTATATCAAAATATCTTTCATGAAGGAAAATGGGTTGGTGTATTCCAGTTTACAGAGCGTGGAGCACAGGACTTTTGTAAGCGTGTAAAGCCAAATAACATCATTGATCTTTCTGCTATTACTTCTATTTATCGACCCGGACCTCTATCTGCTAATGTTGATCAACAATATGCAGAAGCCAAAGAGCATCCAAGCAAAGTCAAATATTTGCATCCTCTTGTAAAAGAAGTAACAAAGGAGACTTATGGCTTTCTTATCTTCCAAGAACAAATTGCTCTTCTTGCACACAAACTTGGAAAGAATGTATCACTTGAAGAAGGTAATAAACTTCGCAAGCTTCTAACTAAGAAAGGCACAGGTAAGGGATTTGAAGAAAAAGATAAGATTCACGGAAAGTTTATTGAAGGTTGTGTCGAAAAAGGAATTGATGCTAAAAAGGCTCAACAACTTTGGGAAACCTTTGAATATTTTTCGGGTTACGGTTTCAATAAGTCTCACGCCGTTTGCTATTCGATTCTGTCATATCAATGTGCTTGGCTCGCAACATATTATGAGTCAGAGTGGCTTTGTGCGTTTCTTGAAAAGGAAGCAGAGCAAGACACAAGCAAGGACGATAAGATCAACCGTAAAGAAAAAGCAATCAATACTGTAAAGTCTCTTGGTTACAATATTTCTTCTTTGAATATCAATAAGTCTGGTCGTTATTGGGAAATCTCTGATGATGGAAGTGAATTCATTCCTCCTCTTACATCAATCAAAGGTCTTGGCGAAGCTGCAATGTTTCAAATTCTCAACAACCGTCCTTTCAATAATGTTGAGGACTTTTTGTTCAATGAGAAAGTATCTTATTCAAAACTAAATAAGAAAGCCCTTGATGTTTTGATTCGTGCAGGTGCTTGCGATAATTTGATTGATTCTCGCTTTACTGGTGCAAAACATTTCTGGTCTGCTGCTGCTGTAGATAGACCAAAAACAAAGAAGGTATTTCATCAGAATATCGAACTTTATAGGCCAGAAGGAGACTTCACCCAAGAAGAGAAAATTGAATATCTAACCGATCTTACAGGCGAATATCCAATTTCAATGGTTTTGCCACCAGAAGTTGCCAAAAGACTTGAAGAGAAGTATGTTCCACCAATCGGAGAATATGATCCAGAGCTAAGTTTGTGCTGGTTCGTTGTTAGAAATGTTGCCAAAAAAACTACTTCTACAGGAAAAGAATATCTTGTAATTGAAGTTATTGACGATACAAATACAATGGTTCAAGTTCGTTGTTGGGGTGTAAAACCAAATGAAAATGTGCTAAAGCATAGAGTCTATATGGGTAAGCTTGATTACGATCCTTCTTGGGGATTCTCCGTAAAAAGTATCACTTCACAACTAAAGATCATTGCTTGACCCTCAACCCCTCATGAGATATACTCATTATATCAATGAGGGGTTTCTTGTATCAAAATCTTGGTTATGCATGTATTTTGCACCAATTCTCTGAGCTACCAGCCAAAAAGCGTATTACTACCAACCGTTCTATGATTCGTAGAACATTTGATGAGCGTGGTGTAGAATATGCAGCAGAACTTGCTCTTTTGAACGTACAAGATCTATACAAAATTCTTGTTTGGAATGAACAAAATAATATCAAGTTTTATCGTATGTCTTCGGATATGTTTCCTTGGGCATCCGAATATGGTATTTACAACCTTCCAAACTATGAAGAAGTGTCTAATGTTCTAAGGAAGTGTGGAGACTATGCTACTACAAATGGGCATAGACTTTCATTTCATCCAGGTCCATTCAATAAACTTACATCTTCTAATGAAAATGTAACTAAGAATACTATCAAAGACCTTACTATTCATGCAGATGTTATGGATATTATGGGACTTTCTCGCACTCCATATAACAAGATCAATATTCATGTTGGAGCGACGTACAAGGATAAGGCAGCGGCAATCAAGCAGTTTCTGATCA